GTGATGGCGCGCAGGATCGCGTCGGCGATGTTGTCGGACGCCAGTCCAGCGACGACCTGCACTCCGGCGACGTTGTTCAGCCCGAGCAGGTTCTGCCCGACGCCGTCGCCGTTGAGGCACTGGTCCTCGAGGTGCCGCCGGATCTCGCGCGGCAGCAGCGTGTTGATCATCGACGCCAGGCCCGGCACGTCCTGCATCGACGGGCGCGACATCTTCATGAACGCCGCGATCGTGCGGACCGCGCTGGACGCGTCCTCGAACTCGATGCCGAGCTGCGGCTTGAGCTCCAGTTCCGCGACGTTCTTCGCGCCCTGCGGGACGGCCTTCAGCTGCACGTACTCGATCAGGTTCGAGCTCGTGGTCCCGGTCGGGATCATGTCGAGGAACGTCAGCGCCTTGAAGCTCGGCGCTTGCATCCCCCGGTAGTCCGGCTGGATGAGGTACGCCGACCCGGTCGCGTCGGTCGTGACACCGCTCCCGGGCGCTGGTGTCGGCGCAGCGGGGTAGTCGAGCACGAACTTGGGTGACGCGCCGGCGCCGACCCATGCGGCCATGCCATCGGCGTCGCACAGCTTGCCGAGGACCATCGTGCCGAACTTCGCCTCCGAGGTGAAGATCCCCTCGGTGCGCGCGGCCTCGTACGCCTCCGATGACTCGAGCAGAGCCCGCGGGCTGAGGATCGAGCCGTACGGCGCGACCGGGCCCGGGCGATCGCCGTTGCCGGTGATCGGGTCGGTGCCGGTCAGCATCGCCAGCAGCGACTTCTCGGCCTCCTCGCGGATCAGCATGTCCTCGAGGCACTGGCGGTAGTCGCGGTTGGCCTCGTTGAACTCGATGAACGTCGGGTCGTTGACGAACTCGGGGTTCGCCAGGTCGATCGAGTCAGCGGCCGACTCCCTGTTGTCCTCGATCACCTGCCCCAACCGGGTCCTGTCGGCCCGGAGTCCGGCCAGCTCCTCGCGGACACCCTTCAGCTTTTCGCGGATCTTGGCATCGGCGGGCTTCATGCTGGCAACCTCCTGGTTCGGCTCGCCACGAACGCGGCAAGACTGAGTCGTTGTTCCTGCGAGTAGACGGGCGGGGCGAGCTCGTCGGCACGGTTCTTGACCGCGTCGAGCACGCGCCTGCCCTTCGACAGTCGTGCGATGGTCTCCGGCAGCGACGCCACCTTGTCGGCGAGCCCGGCCGCGACAGCGCGTTCCCCTCGGAACATGCGGCCGCCGCCGAACGCCAGGCCCTCCTTGACCTGCGCCTTCGGGACCTCCACTCCGCGGCCGGCGGCGATGTCAGCGGTGAACAGGTCGTAGTAGTCCTGGACGGCGGACTGCTCGAACTCGAGCGCGTCATCGGACAGCGGCTCGAAGGGGTTGCCGTCCGTCTTGTACTTGCCTGCGCTGATCAGCGTGTGCTTGATGCCCATCTGCTCAGCCATGCCGCTCAGGTCGCGGTGCAGCGAGTACACGCCCACGGACCCGGCCTCGCCGGACTTGCTGACGACGACCTCGTCCGCCTGGGACGCGAGCCAGTACGCGGCGCTTGCCATCTGCGTGTTGGCGACAGCGACGATCGGCTTGTCGCCGTCCTCGCGGAGCTGGCGTATCTCGGCGGCGCTCTCAGGCACCAGGTCCACGAGCCCGCCGGGGCTGTCGACGTCGATCACGACGGCCTGCGTGTCAGGGTCGGCCATCGCCGAACGCAGGTCGCTCATGAAGCCCTTCAAGCCGCCGCCCCCGTCGCCGAACAGCATCGCGAGGAAGCTCGGCTCGGGTGTGATCACGCCCTTCAGCGAGACGACGGACACGCCGCCGCCCTTGCTGGAGCCGTTCCCGCCGGCGGCGTGCAGCGGCAGCACCGCGCCTGCGTAGCGCGCCACTCCGCCGAGCAGCAGCTCGGAGCGGATGGCCCACGTCTTTGTTTCGGCCCACGCCACGGCCAGATCGGCGTGAATCTCAAGCTGCGTATCGGTCATGAAGGCGCTTATACACCCCGACCGGCCACGTCAACTCACGGAACGTCCCTAAGCGTCGGGTAAATCGCGTGCAGTGGTATGTCGATCGCGACGCTGAGCAGGTCGGCGGTGCCGAGCTCGATGTGCGTCGACTTCCCGTGGATGATCCGCCGGATCGTCCGGTCAGACACGCCGCTGTCGCCGGCCAGGTCCTGGATCAGACGGCCGCCGTCGCACCAGGCAGCCAGCTCGAGCGCCAGCGGTGACGCGTCAAGACGGTTAGCGGGCACTGCCCTCCAGCACGTATTCGCGGCCGCGGTGCATGATGTGCAGCGCGTTCTGCGGCGGCGCGTCGTTGGCCGGAGGCCCGCCGTTGGCGGGTGGAGGCCCGCCGTTCGCGGGCGGCGGCTGCTTCGGCGCGGGTGCCGCAGACTGCTTCGGCGCGAGCTGCTCCGGATCGAGCGTCTTGACCGGCGTCAGGTTGTTCGTCGGGATGTAGTAGTCGTCCATCAGCGGTGCCGCGACGGACGGGCGCCCGAGCACCTGACGGCCCTCGTTCGGCGACAGCAGCGCCGTGCTGATGGCCTGCCGCGTCGCGTTGATCACGGCCAGCTCGTCGCCGCGCAGGACGGCGCTGAAGTCGAACTCGACGAACACGTCCGACGTCGGATCGATCTGCAAGTAGTCACGGATGAGCTGCGAGTTGAGGCACCGCTCGACCAGGATCAGCGGCGGGCCGACGCACTCGGTGTAGATCATCTCGCGCTGCGTCTCGATGTTCGAGTACGTCGCGTTGTCGAGGATCCCGAGCATCGGCGGTGGGATCTGGTACACGGCCGCGATCTCCTCGCGTGCCACCTTGCGCTGGTCGACCAGGGCAGCCTCGACGACGGAGCCGCCGAGCGCCTTCCAGTCCACTCCCGGCGGCAGCAGCGCCGGCTTACCGGCGTTCTCGGGCCCGGAGTACAGCTCGGTCATGTCGACGCGCAGGTTCGCCATGATTTCCCGGCGTTCCTCCGGCTTGATCCCGAGGAACTTCTCGTCCACTACCACAGCGGACGGCGGACGCGCTCCCTGCCGGAACGTGGCTCGCTGGTAACGCTGCGCGCTGTCCTCGATCTGGAGCGTGGTGCCGAGCTGCATCAGCGGTGACACGCCAAGCGGGCCGGTCGGCGACCACCAGCAGACATGCAGGATCTTGTCGATCGACACGTCGCGGGCGTACGCCGCCTCGTCGGTGTCGACGCGGAAGCCCTCGAGCGAGTCGCGCCACGGCATGATCGGCTGCGCGAACCGCCAGTCGATCGGGCGCAGGTCGATCTTGCTCATCCCGGAGTCCATCTCGGTGATCGAGTTGCCGTGCACGAGGACCGGGCCCAGGAGCGCCTGGACGAGCTGCGCCTGCGACGCGCGGTCCCACGGATGCTTGATCATCGCCGCGATCGGTGACTTGGACGCGGGCAGCTCGTCACGGTCATACGGGTCCGCGCCGACGCGGTAGGTCTTCAGCGGCACGCGGACCGCCCAGCGCAGCATCCGGTCGACGGCCGACGCGACCCACGGCTGCGTGCAATACAGCTTCGCGTAGCTGACCGTGCGGTTGTCGAACTGCAACAGCGACGGGTGCCACACCTCCGCAGCGCCGCCCCAGTTCCACGACGCGTACCGCAGGTCGCCGCGGCCGGGCGCGACCTCGATCGGGTGGTCCTCCTCGATGGCGGGCCCGGGCACCTGAGCGTTCCGTCCAGCGCGTTTGCTATCGAGCGCGGCCTGCCACGCCTGGTACTCCTCGGGCGTCTTCATCCCACCACTCCGATCCTGTAGTCAGACAGTTCACCGGCGAGCCTCGGCTCGTGGTGGTAGTACGAGTTGATCATCGAGCCTGCGCTGAGCGCGTCGATGACCCGCTCGCCCTGGAACCTGCGGCCGCGGGCGCTGATCGCCCGGTCGAAACGGTGCTTGTCGCTGGGCAGCGGGCGCGACACGGCGTGCATCACGTGAGCGCGGAGGCCGGGATCGCCGGTGTGCTTGAGCGTGCCGTTCCGCAGGCGTTCCATGAACGCCTCGTAGTCGAGTGCGGCCTGCGCGTTCCCGACCGGCCACTTGATGACGTGGGCCCCGTACTCGTCCTCGATCCAAGCGGCAATGTCCTCAGCGCGTCCCATGTCGATGACCACCACGTCCACCACGTAGCGAGAGAACATGCGCTCAAACGCGATCTTGACCTCGTCGGGGTGCAACGTCGATCCGTCACGCGGCGGCACCAGTATCGCAGGCGCTCCCAACAGATGAACGAGGCCGCGGCGCTCGAGCGGCTCGATCGCGAACGTGTCGTTCGTCCAGGCGACGTCGACGCCGAGGCCGACGTGCGCGCCGTACGGGATGTCGCCGCCGATGTCAGCGCCGTCCCACTCCAGGTCGGCGACGGCGGCGCTCTCGACGCGTGCCGGCCAGTTGCACTTCAGCCGCGACCAGTCTCCGAGGTCGGTCGTCGGCGACTCGAACTGCTCCGTCAAGTCCTGAATCGTGATCGCCTTCAACGGGTTTGCGGACTTGACGGCGGCCAGGTCGGTGATCTGCTCGCGGCTCTGGACGCGCCACTCGTTCATCGTGATCCCGGGCCGCGCGTAGCGTGCGTGCGACCCGTCACGCCACCGCTCCGTCGCCGAGTCGCGGATCTTGTCGCGTGCCACCTCGAACTCGGAGCCGGGCTCGCCGGCGGTGCTGATCGCGACGACCTGCGCGCCGCGCTTGAGCAGCTTCCCCTTCCACAGCCGGTACAGCCGCAGGTCGTGGTGGCGGTGCAGCTCGTCGATGACGGCCAGCGGGAACGGGATCACGCCGTCGCCGGTCTGCGTGTCGGCGGCGTACACGCGAATGCCGCGCGACCCTGGCGCGGGATGCCCGGGCCGGATCGGCTGGATGCGGCGGTAGCCCTCGTACACGCGGAACCGCTCGGTCATTCCCGGGCTCGACCTGACCATCTGGTACGCCTGCTGCGCCAGGATTTCGGCCTGGTCGCGTGAGCTCGCGGCAATCGGGATCCACGGCAGCGGGCTGTAGTCGCAGTAGTACAGGGCGACGCCGGCCAGCAGCGTCGTCTTCGCGTTGCCCTCCGGCAGGATTTCCCACACCTCGGGCACCCCGGAGAACAGCGGCTCGACGATCACGGCCTGGAAGTCCTCGAGCTTCCAGTAGTGGCCGGTGTCGAGAACGATCCGCGAGCAGTACCGCTCGAAATGCTCGATCGTGAACGGCTTCAGCGCCACCGGATGCCAGCTCGGCTACCGGCGCCGGATCGGCGTGACGTTCGACTCGTCGTCCAGGTCAGACCACGGGGTCGAGCTCGTCGACGGCGGCTCCTCACGCTCGACGCTGACCGACTGCCGGACCCACCGGTCGGGGAACCGGCGCTCGAGGAGCCACTGTGCGGCCTGCCTCGCCGAG